ACTCGTTCGGTCATCAGCTACCATGTCCCTGACAAGGTCGGCGTGCATGAGCTGCTGCCCTATGCCCACGGACAATACCCCTTCATCGAACTCCCCCGCGAGCGCGCCACCCGCCCTCTGCTAGAGGCCCGTGGCATCCCCGAGTTGGTGCAGACTGCGCAGGAAGAAATCAAGATCCAGCGCGACTTCCGCTCCGACCGGGCCAGCATCAGCATCCTCCCGCCGGTCAAAGTTCCCGCCAACCGGGGCAAGTTTGACCTCGTTCTCGGCCCCGGCATGCAGATCCCCGAACGCCGCCCCGGCGAGATCGAGTGGATGAACCCCCCTCGCCCCGACATGGGCAGCATCGAAGTGGAAGCCGCCACCCGTGCGGACGTGGACAATTACTTTGGGCGCATCAGCGATGCTGTCCCGCAGCAGCGCTACATGCTCCACACGCAGGAGCTAATCGACTCTTGGCTCATCGACATGAAGCTCTGCATCGCGCAGACCATGGCGCTGGCGCAACAATACATGACTGCCGAGGAGGTCGCGCGGATTACCGGCAATGCCCAGTTGGCATTCAGCGCATCGCCCCAAGACATCCGGGGCCGCTTCGACATTACCGCTGAGTTTGACGCGCGCCTCCTCGACAACGAAGCACTCGGCGCAAAGCTCGACTACTTGGCCAAAGTGCTCGTCCCGCTGGACAGCTTTGGCGTCATCGACCGTGCGGGACTAGTCAAATACATGTTTCAAGCCGTTGACCCAAATCTCGCCGGCCTTCTGGTCCAAGACATCGGCCAAGCCACCGCCGCCGAGCAAGAAGACGAGCAAGGAGCCTTCGCAAAAATCGCCGCCGGCACTGAGCCTCCGCTGAAAGAAGGTGGCCAAAACGCCCAGGTCCGCCTGCAAACCTTGCAGACCATCATCCAGAGCAACCCCGCCGTCCAGCAGCGCTACCAGCAAGACGAGATCTTCCGCTCCATGATCGACGCGAGAGCACAAGCCTTCCAGTTCCAGTTGCAACAGCAGCAAAACGCCGTCATCGGCCGCACCGGCGCCCAGCCCGCGCTGCAAAAGATGGCCCAAGACCAGCAGCTCGGCATGACCGCCAGTCCCATGGCCACCGCCTGATTATTGCGAAATTAGAGAGTTTAGCCCATGCATCCCAACGTCTCAGTCAGAAACATCGCCGGTCTAAATATTCCCCAGCATAACGCCGTCGAGCTGAATTACGTCTCAACGACCAACAACCTCTCCACCGTGGTCTACAAAGAAGGCAGCCAGACAGTCGCCACGCTCACATTCACCTACGTTGGCGGCACGCCGACAGCGAATGACGCCAAGATTGCCACCGTGACCCGCTCCTAATGGCCTTCGGATTCAATCCTTTTACCGGCAACTTCGACCTCACCGGAGGAGGCGATGCTGCGCCGTTCGCCGGACAGGTAGACGCCTACGCCGACCTCCCGCTGGACAGCGCCGCCGCGCTCAATAGTCGCTGGCTGGTGAAAAACAATTCCGGCACTTGGCCGTTTAGCACCTACAAGCAGGCCGGCATCTACATTCGTGTCAGCACGGTCGGCGCCTCCCGCGACACCGACTACCAGTTCGTCGGCACGCTGCCCTCGGTGATGAACGACAGCGAGTTTCTCGTTTATGACGATACGGACGCGACGAAAAATCTTAAGTTCAATGTCGGCGCCAACGTGCCCACGGCCAGCACGGTCACGCTCACCGCGCCGTCCGCCTCCGGAACGCTGGGCTTCCTCCAATCCGTCACCAGCATCACCGTCAGCAGTGACCAGCAACTCACTGCCGCCCGCAACCAGCGGGTGCGGGTTAACAGCACCAACATTGGCAGCGGTGCCGTCATCTACTTACCCAATACCGGCAACGCCGAAGGCGACCGGCTGGAAGTGGCGTGCGTCGGCCTAACCTCCGGAACCCTCAGCGTCCGCACTGGCCAGTTTGATTTCACGGTCAGCACATCAATGGGCCTGAACGAGCAGCGCACTTTTATTTACACCTCCGGTGCGTGGACGGTCGGCACGGTCGAAAGCCACGGGCACGCGGGCCTCGGCCCCACGTTCGCCTCGTCGGCTTTTCAAGTCACCGAAGCGGCCTCGGGCAATTCCACAAATCGCCTCGCGTTTAGCTTGTCGGGCATAACTGCTGGCACCACCCGCACGCTGACCGTGCCCAACGCCTCCGGCACCATCGCGCTGACCTCCGACTTCGCCGCCCCGCCAGCCATCGGCACAACCACGCCAGCCGCAGGCACCTTCACCACGCTTGCGGCCAACACCTCGCTCACCCTCAACGGCACAGGCGCAGCGGAGCTAATCAACGCAGGAGCGGCGGCAGGTGATTTTCGGATCTACAACACCCACACCTCCGCGACCAACTACGAGCGCGGCTTCATGCGCTGGTCGAGTAACGCGTTTCGGATCGGAACGGAGAAGGGCAGCGGCGGCGGCACGGCGAGGGCGCTGGAGTTAAGTGTGAATGGCAACCGCAGAATTTACATCACAGACAGCGGTCAAGTTGGAATCGGATCAACCACGGGAGCACTCGCCAGTCATGGCCTTTTCGTAGACGTTCCTGCAAGCAATTCAACGCTAACAAGTGGAAGTGTCACAATTCGCGGTTCAACGGCCGTCACTCTCGACAACGGCGGCGATCCTATTTTGCGCGTTCAATCCAGCCGCGTCATGTTCGGCGGCACAACCAGCCTTTTCCCCGCCCTCAAACGCTCCTCGACTGCGCTGCAAGTGCGGCTGGCAGATGATACGGCGTTTGCGCCGTTGGAGTGCGCTGGCTTGACGCTGAACGGTGACCTCACGGCATCTACCCGCAACATCGTCACCGACACCACCACTGGCACCAAGATCGGCACCAGCACCACGCAGAAGATCGGCTTCTTCAACGCAACGCCCGCCGTGCAACCTTCCGCCGTGGCCGATGCAACGGACGCCGCCAGCACGCAAGCCCGCCTCAACGATCTGCTCGCCCGCCTCCGCACATTGGGCCTCATCGCTACCTAATCTTATGCTAACCAACCCTAATCCCATCGAAACACCCGCCGTAGCCGCCAAGGTCTACGACCGCCTGCACGTTTACAGTCTGTCCGCCATCCAGCCGACCGCAGACAGCGGATCAATAACCGTTGAGTTGCTCCCTGCAACCGCAGACGGCGAACTCGCCAACGGTAGCCTCGTCCAAAAGATGACCGCACCGCTGACGCCCGAAATCATGGCGGCGGTGCCCGAACTCGCCGCAGCGTTTGCCGCAGTGTTGGCCGCGATTCCCGCGACACAGGCTTACCTCGCCGCGCAGGAGGAGGAAGCAGTCAATGAGTAAGCAAGTCACACTCACCGAGGCCGAGGCCAAGCTCGTCATGCAGTGCCTCGACCTCGCGTGCAAGCAGGGCGGGCTGAATGCCGCCGCGCAGATCCTGCCGCTGGCAACGAGCATCGAGAAGCAGCTCACGGAGGAAGCACCCGCTGCTGAATAATGAGGACTGTCACCCTACAGTCTATATTGCTCCGCGCCTGGCAACGTGTCGGCAATGACGCCAGCGATGTGGCAAATATTCCATCCGGCGCCCGCACCATGCTCGTTGCCGCCGCCAACGAACGCATCGCCGACTGCTGGGAGTGGGCCGATTGGCCGGAGCTTATGCGCGTTGAAAGCCGCACCGTCGAAGGCAACGACACGACCGGCTACTTCATCCCCTACGAGCAGAGCGGCCAGACCGCCATGGGCGAGGTCTTTTCTGTCATGAGGGACAATCCGGCAACTAACGTCTACCCGAGAGAGATCGGCTACACGCTGCTCGGAGACAACATCAGATTCCCCGAAGACAGCGACTTGCCGACCAGTGTGTGGGTCCGCTACCGCATCCGCCCGACCGAATACAGCGTCAGCAACCTCTCGGCGACTGTGCCAAGCGTCATCGCAAAAGCTGTCGGCTTGATGCTCGCCGGCGATCTGCAAACCGAAGACGGACAGCTTGATAAAGCTCTGGCCATGGAACAGCTCGCAGAGGCCGAACTCATCGCCCAGCGCGACAAATACTATTTCCAGCAGGGCCAGCCCAGCATGTGGACGGCCCGCGTCAACCAATACTAATCAACTACTAAAACCTATGGGATTCCCTAACAACAAAATCACCAACGGCCTCAGCGGCGGCAACTACATTGCCGACACCACGGCCCGCACCGGCGACTGGCTCGCCATCCAGG